AGGATTGATAGTAGCCGTGGATACACCAGGGATAATGTCCAGCTTGTTTGCCTATCCTACAATCTGGCAAAAAGCAATTTCACCGATGATGATGTCCTTCAAATGGCAAAAGGCATGATAATGCATACCTACCCCTCGGCAGATGCAGCATAGAGCCGGAGCATGTTAAAGACTTAACATAACGCCGATTACCAATTACGGGATTTAACATAATCATGGCGGAAACACCGGAAAGTATCAAACCAAAAAATACTGGTGGAAGACCACCAGGCAGAGGTAATAATGCAACAGTCAATGCCAGAGAGGCTATAGCACGTTTTGTAGATGGAAATGCACCTAGACTTCAGGCCTGGCTAGACGAGATCGCCATTAAAGACGGACCAGCAGCGGCGTTTCGATGCTTTGCTGATATCGTCGAATATCATGTTCCGAAACTCGCTAGAACTGAGGTGGTCGGCCCAGGTGGCACGCCGTTACAGCTAGGAATGGCGCAGCTACGTGGTTTGAGCGATGCCGAGCTCCAGGTAATGGCGGCGCTACTCGACAAGGCGGCGCTCCCTCAGATTACATACGATCAAGAGGCGGAAATTGTGCCTGATCCAGTTATGATTCCTTTAGAATCAAAGGAGTAGAAATGGCTGACGCGCCACAATGCAAGATATGCAAGACGGCTCATTGGTCGACGCAGGGGCACAGTTGGCCGAAAGGTGACGCTGATACGGCCCCTACAAGCGATTTAAATCATGTGGGCAATGGGGTAGTGGCGGCTCGATCGGTTAAATCACCTAGCGGGGCCTGTGCTGGCTGTGCCGCACGGGATCAGGTAATCGACCGGCAACGAGTGCAGTTAGAGTCTAACAAGGTGGAGTTGGCCGATCTTGCGTTACAGATTGCAGAGTTGCAACGTAACGCGAGTGTAACAAACGTAACGCGTAACGTAACGGATGCTGTAACAAACGTAACACCGAGCGTAACAAAGCGCGTAACGCGTAACGCAGGTGTAACGCCTCAACGTAACGCTGTAACACAGAGTAATGCCGGCCGGCAACGCGCCTATCGGGAGCGTAAGGCTAAGTTGGCATCCCCGACCTAATACTATATGGCAAAGCCTAAGCCGAGGTTATGCAAGGTATGCCACTGCTGGCACCTGGTATCCTACGGTTGCCTGATCGCCAAGGGCCTGGGTCAATCGTTCGATGCTGATCCCCTACCATCTCCTGGTAAGCGCCGATCTCCCGAGGCCAAGGCAAACGCAGCCAGGATAGCCAAGCGGCGAAATCGTGGTAAGCCAGCCTATCAACCATCCCAAGCAATCAAGGATGCTGCTTCAGCCACGATGACAGCCTATTGGGCACAGCGCAAGGCCAGGGAGCAGCGCCGGAAGGATTCGGAGACCGGGGAGACCCCCAAACCAAATGAGGAAAACACGTTCCGTGCCTCATCCTGAAAATTTTCAAAAATTAGACTTTACTTGCTTCACGCCTAAACTACTTGGAGAATTTAATGAGTATAGTTGCATGGGATGGAAAGACGTTAGCAGCGGATTGTCAGACAACGAATGTTAGTATGCGGATAAAATCACGAAAGATCGTGAGACTGGACAGTTGGGAAGTGGTCGCATGGACGGGGGAGGAAAGTTTAGGAATTGCACTGCTGGATTGGTATAAAGAGAGGACTATCGTAGGGAAGTTGTTAGAAGGGAAAAAGGATAAGGAAAGATGGGCACGGCTCATAGTGGCGGATCGCAATGGGTGTAGGTTTTATGAGCAAGAGCCAGTTCCTGTATAGATGATGAACAGTTTCATGGCGTGGGGATCTGGTCGGGACTATGCGATGGGTGCGATGGAAATGGGAGCGGACGCACGTCGAGCAGTAGAGGTAACGAATGTACATTCAACCGACTGTGGATTTGGGGTGGAAGCTTACGACTTGGAGATGACATTTAACAAATCACTGCATGATGCGGGGTTGAGTATTACAGTTTGAGTTTAGTTCCAAAAATTTTCAAAAAAAATGAAATGACACCTGACCAGACATTACGGGAAGCGATACGGAAGACGCAGGCTAAGAGGTTAGCTGAGGGGAGTCTGATTGAGTTTACGAAGCAGGCGTGGGTGATAGTTGAGCCTACGCAGGGGTTCAAGGACAACTGGCATTTGCATGTGATTGCGGAACATTTGGAAGCGATCTCTAAAGGAGAGATTAAGGATTTGCTGATCAATATTCCGCCTTCCTGCATGAAAAGCTTGTTAGTTTCAGTGATGTGGCCAGCATGGGAATGGACTGGAGATCCTGGGTTGAGGTATTTGGGGGCTTCATATGGTGAGGATTTAGCTTTACGGGATAGTCAGAAGTGTCGGGATATTATCACGAGTGAATGGTATCAAGAGAGTTGGCCGGAAGTAAAGATCAAGAAGGGCGAAGATATGAAGGTCAAGTATGCTTTGACTTTGGGTGGATGGAGAATGGCATCATCGGTAGGTGGTAGGGCAACGGGAGAACATCCTGACAGAAAAATAATTGATGATCCGCATTCAGCACTACAGGCGCAATCAGATGCTGAAAGAGGTCGGGCGATTGAATGGTTTGATGGAACATTGAGTACTCGCGGAGCAAGTAGGAATGCTTCTACAGTTGTGGTAATGCAAAGGTTACATGACAAGGATATTTCCGGGCATATTCTTGAGGACGTATTGGGATATACACATCTTTGTTTGCCAATGAGGTATGAGAAGAATAGTCAGGCATACAAGGGTGATCCGAGGAAGGAAGGGGAATTGTTATGGCCCGAGATGTTTCCTGAATCTATGGTTGAGAAGTTGGAACATAGGCTAGGGGAATACGGTTCAGCCGGTCAATTCCAGCAGCATCCATCTCCTCCGGGTGGTGGTATTTTGAAGACTAAGCATTTTCAGATGTGGAAAAAGGAGATTCCGAAGTTTAGTTTTGTGGTTCAGTCTTACGATTGTGCTTTTACCGAGAAAACAAGTGGCGATCCTTCGGCATGTACTGTTTGGGGTATATTCAATAATAGTGGAAAACCAGCGGTAATGCTATTAGATGCATGGGCAGAACATTTGGGATATCCTGATTTAAGAACGAAGGTATTGAAGGAATGGCAATCAAAGTATGGTGGTGATGAAACTTATGCTGGAAGACGGGCTGATTTGATTCTGGTTGAGAAGAAGGCGTCTGGGCAATCGTTGCTTCAAGATTTGAGACAGTCACAAGTTCCGGCAAGAGCGTATGATCCTGGTACGATAGACAAGATCAACCGTGCACATATTGTAGCACCTATACTTGAGTTGGATTGTATCTGGATACCGGAGTCGAAAAAGAATCCTGGGAGATTTACTACATGGTCAAGAAAATTTATGGTGGAGTGCGAGAAGTTTCCAAATGCCGAACATGATGACATGGTCGACACATTTTCGCAGGTTTTGATCTACCTACGGGATAGTGGTATGCTTGAAATGGACGTAAGCAAGAACGACGATGAAATGCCGGAAGTGGATTATCGTCAGAAGCCGTTGTTGAGGGAAAATCCGTACTCCCTATAATGGAGTTATACCATGCCAATGAACATTGAACTTCCACCAGACGCCACTCTCCCCGTACTTCCGGTCCCTGAAGATACCTTTACTCCAGATGATTCTGTCCTCGGAAATATCATCGAGAACGCAGACGGAAGTGCTGACGTACTTGAACCTGTAGAAGATGCTCCAATAGTTTCCAAGTTCTACGAGAATCTCGCAGTCAAGTTCCTGAAGGAATCTGAACTCACCGAACTCTCAGGGAATCTCATTGACCTCCTGGAGAACGATAAAGAGTCAAGAAAGCGCCGTGACGAACAGTACCGCGAGGGTCTCCGGCGCACGGGCCTCGGAGATGATGCTCCAGGAGGCGCTCAGTTCAGTGGAGCGTCCAGAGTAGTCCATCCTATGTTGGCCGAAGCTTGTATAGACTTCTCAGCGAGAACCATGAAGGAAATCTTCCCGGCTAAAGGCCCGGTGAAGATGCATATCCTCGGTAAAGCCGATGATGACGCGATGAAACGCGCCGATCTGAAACAAAGAGTTCTGAACTGGCAGTTAACTACCCAGATGGTGAATTATCGGGATGAATTGGAACAATTGACGACTCAGGAGCCGATGGGCGGCTCTCAATACATGAAGTTCTGGAGCGATCCTGGGAAACAGAGACACTCCTGTGAGTTCGTTCCGGTAGATATGATCCTTCTACCCTATGCCTCGACTAATTTCTACTCAGCACAACGTCTAACCCATGTTCAGGACATTACCAGACATACCTTTGAAGACCGGGTTGATAGTGGTTTCTATCGTAATGTGGTAGATGTAGCAAGTTCAGATCCATTCCCTGAAAAAACCAAAGCTGAAAGCGCAAACGACAAGATAGAAGGCCGTCAAGAAGAGGCCTACAACGAAGATGGCCTTCGTCGTGTGTTTGAAATCTACCTTTGGCACAAATTCAATGGAGATAAGACACAAACGAATGGCAAAACCGCTCCATACATCGTTTCGATTGATGAATACACGGAGAAAGTCCTTGCCGTTTATCGAAACTGGGAAGAAAACGATACAAAACTAGACAAACTCGATTGGTGGGTCGAATACAAGTTCATTCCTTGGAGAGGAGCTTATGGAATTGGACTTCCACATCTGATAGGAGGCATCTCAGCGGCCCTTACGGGTGGTTTGAGGGCTTTGCTCGACTCTGCCCACATCAACAACGCTGCGACGATGCTGAAGCTCAAGGCGGGGCGTGTAAACGGCCAGAATACTCAAGTTGACATCACCCAAGTCTGTGAAATTGAAGGTCCGGCAGGTATTGACGATGTTCGCAAGATCGCCATGCCGATGCCGTTTAATCCGCCTTCTCCGGTTTTGTTCCAATTGCTTGGATTCTTGGAAAATGCCGGAAAGAGCGTAGTCAGTACCGCAGAAGAAGCTATTTCCAGTGTAGGAGATCGTACTCCGGTTGGAACTACTCTGGCAATGATCGAACAAGGATCATTGGTCTATTCGTCTATTCACTCAAGACACCACTTTGCACAGAAGCGGGCACTGGCTATCATTTGTCGCCTGAATCGAACCTATCCTGAGTGTCTTGAAGAAGCGTCCGAAGCTCTTGGGGTTGAAATTACTCCAGAGTTGTTTGATGATTCGACAGGCATAGAACCCGTAAGTGACCCTAATATATTTAGTGAGGGTCAAAGGTACGCACAGGTTCAAGCCGTCCTGCAAATGATGATTCAGGATGTCGACCCGAATACCGGGTGGGATAAGCCCAAACTGTATCGAATTGCAATGCGTCAAATGAAGTTCGATTACGTAGATGAAGTCCTACCTGAGAAACCCGGACCACAACGCGCAGATGTAATTGACGAGAATATCTTTGCTACAAAGGGATTGCCGATCAGCGCATTCACAGAACAGGACCATCTACAGCATTTGTTTGGACACCTGCAATTTGCAACCTCTCCGATATATGGTGGAAATCCGTTGATGGCACAACCGACCGTACCTATACTCGTAGAACATTCCAAAGATCATCTTGTCATGTTCTATTCCCTCCATACAAAGGCTGCATTGAGTGCGATAGGTGAGATTCACAATATGTCTGGTGGAGACCCGGAGCAAGCGATAAAAGCGGCTCTAGCACTTGCAGACCGTGAGATAGCGACTCAGTTGAAAGACATCATGCCGATGCTCGAAGCTGCGCAGAAGATCGCAATGGATACTGCTCCGAAACCTCCTATGGACCCACAGAGTCAAGTGGCCTTGCAATTAGGTCAAGCGGAGATCGCTCGTAAGACAGAATTGGATAAAGCGACATTTGGTGCCAAACAAGCCGAAGCGCAAGCAAAGCAGCAAATGGAACAGGCACAAGCAGCGACCGAAGCGCAGAGTCAGCAATTCGATCAAGCTCAGTTGGCTCAACAACAACGCTTCGATCAGTGGTTCGCACAACAGGAACTTACTGCTAAAGACAACCATGAGATGTTGGCGCAACAAGTTAAGGAAGCAATGAATGAACAAGACAATAAACAACACGCTATGACGGAAGAAAAAAAGAATCACGAGGATAACTCAACAAATATTATTATTGAGGCTATGAAGCAACAACTGCAAGCATTTGCACTACAGATTAAAGAGGCAGAAAAAAACAGAACTTCGGTTGATAAAGCTGTATCTGAAGTAAATCTTTAATAGGAGTAGCAAATGCAAGTTGGTGATATTAGTATGTGTATCTATTCTATAACCCATAAAGATACTGGTAGGATGTATGTTGGACAGACTCGTGGAATGGTTAAACGGAGATGGCAAGCACATCTTCGTGATCCCAGAAACATTAAATCCTATATTGGAAGAGCATTAAGAAAACATGGTGAAAATGAATTTGAATTTGCTGTAATTGCATTATGTGAGAATCCTATGCAACTAAACCATTACGAAGATTTCTGGATTAGAGAGTTGAATACATTACACCCTAATGGTTACAATTTACGGTCTGGTGGTTTGCAAAATACCGTCTGCACTGAAGAAGCAAAGAAAAATCAGTCAAAGGCTGCGTTTCGACGATTTGAAAGAATTGAGGAACGTAAGCGTCAATCAGATGCTGCTAAAAAGCAATTTGGCTCTGCTGAAGGTCGTCTTGCTCAGTCAAAAAAGACAAAAGCTTATTTCAGTAATAATGTTGTTAGGGAACTTTTGTCAAAGAAGATGAAAGAACTATGGCAACTAGAATGTGAAAGAGAAAAGATTACCAAAGCGCAAAAAGAAGGTTGGAATAATCCAGAGTCCAGACAACGAGCATCAGATGCCGCTAAGTTACGACATAAAATGTCTGCTTATGATGGGCGTAAGCGTGCTGTGCAATTATCTGACGGTAGAATATTTGAATCGGCTTCAGAATGTGCCAGAGTGATAGGCGATGGACAAGGTAATGTATCAGAAGTAGCAAGAGGAAATCGTAAATCTGTTCGTGGTTTTACAGTGAAGTATCTAACCGAAGGAGAATGAAATGTCTCAACTAATGAAATCGAAGGTCGGCCAGCAAGTCAAACCCTACAAGAAAGGCGGATTCGTTCCTTTTGAGAAGTCCAGCAAGGACAAAGAGGTCAAAGGAATAGCGGAGGGTTCAAAAAAGGAAATGATGATGGACAAAAAGCAAATGAAAAAAGGAGGCAAATGCTGATGAAGATCACACTGACTTGCGTAGGGCACCGAGATGAATTGCTTGAAGTACCTTCTGGCATGACGCCTCGGGAAGCCATTGCCGAGAAATTCGGTAGTGAGATGGCATTTCTACAGATTGGCGGAAAGATGCCGGATAACGCCGATATTCGGTGGTTCGATGAAGTAATTCCAGTTGATGAAGTCGTAATCACTGAGACTTTTCCTGATGCCTTACCTCCAGAACCAAAAACAAAGCCGATAGCAAAGAGCAAGGCGAAGAAACATGGCTGATCCTATTGCACGAGCAATTAGTGAATTGCGAGACGTATTGGATGAACATGCCCATGCCGCAATGGTGGTTCCAAAACCTGATCCGTTTGAACATGGGCTTCAGGTAGGAAAGTATTATGGAGCGCAAGCTGCGCTGAAACTTTTGCAAGACATCCTGTCCGCCGATGCTGAGGCGAACACCAAACTCTGAGGAGAGTTGATTATGAGTGTTGTCAAATTGGTAGAGGCATTCGATGAGAAAGCCGAGTACATAAAGAAGCACTTTCCAGAAATAGACCACGGGTTTGAACCCTGTGCGACTAAGATTCTCGTTCAATTCAGAACGATGGAACGATTCACCGCTGGTGGAATAGAATTGCCTCCTGATACGGTTCAGTTCAATAAGGAATCAACCCGTGTAGGCCGATTAGTAGCTTGTGGAAAGTTGGCATTTCGTAATCGTGATACTGGACAACCTTGGTTTGAAGGTGTTTGGGCAGAGATTGGTGATGTGATCATTGTCCCTGCCTGGGGTGGTTTCAGGTTTGAACTACCTATCCCTGGAACGGCCCGTACAGAAACTCAATACGACCGTGACGACAATGGTCGAATCATCAAAGGCAGCGAACGATCTGTAATTAGACCTGGAACAGAAGATCGGGCAATATTCGCTACATTCAAAGACCACGAAATTGAAGGCGTGATACGTAGCAACTTTTATTTTTATGATCGCCTATTATGAAAATATCCTCTGAAAAGATAGCCCGCGTTTGCCATGAGGTGAATCGTGCATACTGCCAGGCACTTGGGGATTTTAGTCAACTCTCCTGGGAAGACGCTCCTGAGTGGCAACGTGCATCGGCGCGCATGGGTGTTGATCTTCATTCGATGGGTGAATTTGGACCAGAGGCAAGTCACATTGGTTGGATGAAACAGAAGGTAGATGAGGGTTGGGTATATGGGGAATTCAAAGACCCAGAAAAGAAAACTCATCCTTGCATCGTTCCATTTGACCAACTACCACGTGAGCAACAAGCAAAAGATTATATATTCCGTGCGGTAGTTCACGCACTAATTCCTGATAAGGAGTAGCAAACATGGCAACCGAAGAACTACATGACGACGAACTAAAGGACGCACAAGATGAAGAAATCACGCAAGGAGAAACGACGGAGGGAACGGAGCAAGGAGCGTCAGAAGGAGAAGCCGACGACACCCTAAAGAAAGACGCAGAACTAGATGGAGCCAATACCGATGATGAGCGGGAAGCTATCCGTGCCCGTCGCCGGCAGGAACGTCATGACAAGAAACAAGCCATACGAGATCGTGAAGACAGCTATAGACGAGAGTTAGCCAGCCGTGATGCTGTAATCAATGACATGAAGCAAAGATTGGATGTTATTGACCAGAAAAGTCATGGTTCAGAAGTCGCTCAACTGGATGCTGCGATCAAACAGTCTGCCGAAGCCTATCATTACTTCAAAGGTCAAATAGCGTTAGGGGTACAGGCTCAAGATGGGAACGCAGTAGCCGAAGCCCAAGAGCAGATGATCATTGCTCAACGCAAGTACGAGGATTTTACCAATACCAAGAAGGCTTGGCAGCAGAACAGTCAAAAAACACCGCCATTGGACCCGAGGACAGCGGAGAATGGCCGTAAGTTCATAGAGCGTAACCCTTGGTATGCCAATGACAATGATAGCGAGGACGTTGATATTGCCAAAGCTATCGACCGAAGACTCCACAAAGACGGGTGGGATCCTGTCACTCCGCAGTATTGGGAAGAACTTGAAAAGAGACTGCAAAAAAAGTTACCACACAGGTACAAAAAGGTATATAGTCAAGAGAAAGAAGTACCTAGAGATAGACCCAACACGGTTTCCGGTTCGGATCGTGAAAGTGCTCCGAATGGTAGCGTCAGTAATTTCACGTTAAGTTCTAAACGGGTTCAGGCATTGAAAGACGCTGGAATGTACAATGATCGTGTCCTTAGAGACCGGATGATTAAACGCTACAAAGAAGAAGACCGCCTACTCGGTCAGTCCAATTAAGGAGAATGAACATGGCAAATACGAATGCAGACGACCGTTTGGTCAAGAATGCGAACAATGCCCGTGTCGACCGTGATGAATCCGATCTGGAGCGTACCCAAAAAGACGGTACAGCACTTACAGCCCAAGAACGAAGGGATGAACTTCGTAAGATGTATGTACAAGAAAAACTCCCAACTCCCCCTCCGATGAGAGGTTTTCACTTTTGTTGGCTTTCGACGACAAATAGTGACGACCCGATTTTCAGACGCATGCAGTTAGGGTATATCCCTGTCACAAGTGCGGAATTCCCGGAAGTAGGTCTTTCTGGTGTCGTAAAAGACGGTGAATTCAAAGGTTGCATTTCGTGTAACGAAATGCTCTTGTTCAGGATCGCCGATCAGAGATATCAGGATTTGATGGGAATTAACCACTATGACATGCCAGAAGAACAGGAACGTAGTATTTACGAGAAAGTAACAAGTTCTGGAAACCAAGACAGCAGTGGCCGTAATCTGGACATTCTGGAAGGTGAATTCAAAAATCCGCGTCCAAAACGTGCACCAGCACCACATTTCAATTAAGTTGTTTTTTGTAGGTTATTGTGATATAACAACTTTCATGCAATAGACCTTAACGCTGCAAAGCGTATAGAAGGAAGTAACCGAATACCAGAAGCAATAACAGAATTTTGCAAGACTGAGGAATGAGAACTTTCTGAAAAGGAAGTTCAAGAGTCTCTCTCCAGAAAATTCGACAGTGATTCTGCTTGTAAAGAGCGATTGATTACCGATACTTCGGTTTTCGATCAAATCATTTAATCGAATCAAGGAGACTCAATATGTCTGCAACAAACGCTCCATTCGGGTTTCGGCCCGTCTATCACCCGAGCGGGAATATCGTCGCCAATCTATATGAGCCGACCGTTGCCACCAACGCGGCCATATATCAAGGCGATCCTGTTATTCTCACGGGCGCCACATCCGTCTGCATCATCGCAGTCGGTACAGGTGGAAGCCCCGGCCTCGTTGCCGGAGTTTTCGCGGGTTGTGAGTACGTCGATGTTGACGGAAAGCCAACCTACAAACCGTATTGGCCGGGTTCAACTTCCGGCGCGACGAATATCAAGTTCTGGGTATATGACCAATTGGATTTGGTCTTTGAAGTCCAGGCTGCCGGTTCTCTCGCAAATACGTCCATCGCTGACTCTGCTGACTACACCTACGCTGCCGGTTCTACATATACAGGTATTTCTGCCTCGTATCTGAGTACCACACTGGCAGGTGCAGCTACATCCAAGCAATTCCGAATCATTGGGCTTGGCCAGCAAGTCGATAACGCATGGAGTGATGCATACACAGTAGTCCGTGTGCAAATCGCTCAGAACATGCGTTTCACGCCTGTTAACTCAATCGCCTAAAGGAGACCCATAATGGCAAATGCAATTATGCGTTCAACAGACTTTAGGTCAGTCGTTGAACCGATTCTGAACGAAGTCGCGGACGGCGTTTATGACCAACGCAAAGACGAATGGAAAGCAATCTTTACCGAGCAGGAAGGTATTGCTCGTGCTTACCATGAAGAACCCATGCTCTACGGCATGCAGTCTGCCCCCCTAATGCCCGATGGTACGAAGGTCGAGTATGACGCTGGTGGGCAACTATTCAACAAGCGGTATCCATACTACGTGTATGGTATCGGTTTCGCTCTGACTCAAGTCCTTGTCGAGGACGGCGATCATGTGCGTATCGGTTCGGTCATGGCAAAGCACGGTGCTCAATCGATCATCGAAACGCAAGAAACGGTACTGGCGAATCATTTGAACTACGCCTTTACCAACTCTGCTGCGTATCTCGGTGGCGATGGTACTCCGCTATGCTACAACGCACACGTTGCTGCCCAATCATACGCCGCAGGTAATGCTGCTGTGTCGAATGTTCTGGCATCTGCTGCTGCCTTGAGCCAAACGTCATTGGAGCAAATGTTGGTTCAGATTCGTTCATCCTCAGATCCGCGTGGCAAGAAGATCAATCTTACCCCGGAAAAACTCGTTGTATCGCCATCCAACATGCTTCAAGGCGAGGTTCTGGTTCGCTCCGTGTTACGTACTGGAGGAGCAAACAACGACGTGAATCCGATCAATTCGATGAAACTCTTGTCCGCAGTCGTGACACTTTCGCGTCTGACCTCTACGACAGCCTGGTTCATTAAGACGGATACCAAGGATGGCCTCAAGGTTCTTTGGAGACGCAAGCCGACCAAGAGTGCCGAGGGCGAGTTCGATACGGATTCAGCCAAGTACAAGCAGACCATGCGTTTCGGGTCTGGATGGACTGACTGGCGCACCGTGTTCGGCACCGCGGGCGTTTAATGCCAATGTCATTAACCATATCCCAGGGGCCGAAAACCCCTGGGGTGTTAAAGGAGAACTAAGATGACAATTGCAAACACAGACACCACGCGGTTTCCGTACGGGGTTACCAATAACCTTGTTAGTGACATCTTCGCCAACATGGGGCAGTTGGATCCGACGAAGTACCACACGTACTTTGATGACTTCGACGCCTATATCCTGACGGATGGCACACAAGCTCAATGGACTGGGACTCTGAACTCCGGAACCATCGCGCAAACAGCGGTGAATAACGGGGCTTTGCTGATAACTCTTGCCAACACAGATGAGGCTATCACGCAGGTTCAAAGAACGCTTGCTATGTGGCTTCCTACGGCCGGGAAGGAACTATTCTTCAAGGCAAGGTTGAAAACGGCGAATGTAATATTGACTGATATTCTCATTGGTCTCGCCGCGATCGATACTACGTTGATTGCTGCTTCGGCTATTGGAGTGACTGACTTTGTTGGTTTCTTCAAGGGCGCAACGGATACGACATTCACGTTCTATAACCGTCTGGATGCTTCCACAGGTTCTACTTCCGCGACTGGTATTGGTACGTTGGCCAATGATACTTACTACACCGTTTCGTTCTATTACGATGGTGTGGATAAGGTCTACTATGCCTTCAATGATGTGATCATCGGATCAGTTGACGGTAGTTCAACCTATCTTCCAGATGCACAACTCTCTCCTTCGATCTGTCTAGGTCAAGAAGGTACGGGGGGCGCTGGGACGGGGACTATTGATTATTTGTTTGTGGCCCAGGAGCGCTAAAAAGATGTTGTGACAGATAAGGGCCGGGTATAACTGCTCGGCCCTTTGTCCATAGGAGATCGTAATGTTTCTATTTCAAGACATCGCAACGGCCACGGTAACTGCCGGGGATGTTGCTGGAACTGCTGTTAGGTTGACATCACCTCCCGGTGCTGGATCAGCTTATTCAAAACGAACATTTCAAGGGATTGTGAAGACTACTTCAGGTTCGGTAGCGATCACGGCAAGTATCATCATCCAGGTTTCCAATGACCCGTTAGTTGTTAATTCCAACGCTACCACTGCGGCTACGGCTTCATGGCTTACGCTTGGAACGATCAATATAACTGGAACAGCATCTCCCACAGCGGGGGTGTCTGCCGGGCTATCTGTGGATGAGAACTGGATATATACTCGTGGGTACTTGATGCAGAATAGCCTTACAGGGGCGAACGCAGTACTGTCCCTCATTCTAGGAGCCTGACATGGCCGGATATTTTGATTGGTTAGACAATACACAAGTAGCCAATCTGACTACCGCTCAGATACCTGTTTTGTCGACAGTACAAGTAA